TTTTCTTATGGTGCTTTGCACTGTTTGGAAGAGTCCCTTTTACGGTTCCTTGTAGGCCTGGTTGAGCTCTTCTCTGGTTCCGGAGCTGATGACCTACGCGACTCAGCGAAAGTTTTGAAGGGTTGGATTGAGTGTTGCCTTCCGGGTCAGCACCGCTCGCCTTTCAAGTCTTTCGTCCACGCCGTGGCCCCCTTCAGTTGGTTGGATATCGTGTCTCTTCGGCACTCGATGTCCAGTGTCACTCGGTTGATTCCCTCTTGTCCGGGTTCTCCTCAACAGCATGTAGACGCGTTGAGGGTTCGCCTTGTTGCAGAGCCCGTTGGCGAGACGGAAGAGATTTCCCGGTCTACCGTCTGCCGGTGGGCGTTGGGTTGGTTTGAGAAGTCGGCGGTTAAGACTCTATTTGACTTGCCACTTTCGAGGAAGGCCACTCTCAATACCCGCGTGTCGGAAGGTGGATTCTCTTCCTGGGCCGCGCAGAATTTGTGCGGGTTGGATAACCCTCCGGAGGGTGTCTCCGACCACATTCACGCAGATGACTTCCAGCGTGTAAGTCGATCGTATGCGTTTCTCCACTCGGCATGTCAGGCTCCCACCCTCTTGCGGGGGCGGGTGACTGTCGTCCCGGACAAGGGCCCTAAGGTCAGAGTGGTGACTCCCGTCGATGAGGCCCACCTCATCGTGGCTCACTTCTTCCGGTCAAAAGCTTTTCCGAAGCTTTTCCAGGACCCTCGTGTGGCTGATTCGCTTACCTCGAACCGCGCTGGGCACTGTCGTTCGCTAGTGTCTAAGGCCGTTGCCGGTGACTGGATACTTTCGGCGGACCTCAGTGTAGCTACGGACCTGATACCCTTCTGGTTTGGGAAGGGTATCATGGATGCTTTTGTGGAACGCCATGTCCGTGCGCCTTATCCGAAGCGCCTTGCGCCGATGCTCTATTCGCTCGTCTCCTCTGGGTTGGTCTACGAACCTTCGGGACGAATGTATAGGACCCGGCGTGGCATTTGGATGGGGTTGCCTTCCTCCTGGTTCTTACTCTGTCTTTACAACTTGTTCGCTGTTGCCGTAGCTGATCGTTACGGGTCCTCCAAAGGGGTTCTTGTGAACGGTGATGATCTTCTGGCCGTCGCGGATCGTAGGTGGATAGATGCGTATATGCGTGCTATCCACTCTCTTGGAGGGGCGTTTTCGCCTGGAAAGAACCTTATCTCTCGAGATGTTTGGGTCTTCTCGGGTGTCTACGGAGTTGGGCCAAATGTTGTCCCGTCTTGGTCCTGGCTCTCGTTTCGTCGCGCTTATGACTCTCCTCTTGTTGAGGACCGGCACGTGCCCTTGTGGCAGCGTTCTGGCCCTGTGCAGGAGGGTGCCATTCGTGAACAAGGGGATCGGTTCTCCGGTCCGTTCTGTCGTGCCTCAGCGGCAGTCCTTGTGGGGATCTTCTCTTGGGCCCGTCGGGTCGGGCTGGAGATTTCGATCCCTCTGTACATGGGTGGGGGCGGTCTTCGTAACCACCGTGGGCAGTGGTGGAAGATTCGCCTGTGTCAAATGTGTGCGTATGCTACGGCGTCAGTTGACGCTCTTGAAGGGGACCCTTCTATCTGGGATCAGTTGTCAGGGATGTGGCTTCGTCAGCCCGTCGAGTGGTCTGGGTGTCTCGACACTGACATCTCTCACTCTTATGTCCGCCTCCAGATCGGTTTGGCCGACCCGGAGGCGGTCATTGAGTTGGATGATGTCCGCGAGCGCGTCACTTCGATCGGCTCGACGGACTTGCGGCTCATGCTCGGCCCTGACCCTGATTTTCTTCGGTTGGTCTCCCGACCAACACGCCCGTCTTCTCGCCGGTGTTTATACTGGCGAAAGATGAACGTGCTGGCCGGCCATGGCTCACGTTCGAGGCCCTGTGCGTGTACTCGTAAGGTTGGGTGTGAAGACATTGAGTCTGATTACCTCTTTTACAAGTATGGGTACGAGTGGTCTCGCGTGACGGACGACTTGGCGGGGCCGAAGAACTGGTGTCAGTTAATCCCCGGAGGTTATGATAAGCGGTGGCGGTTCCTTCAGGATTCTGCCCACCGCTCGTACCGCCGATATGAGAGGCTGATTAACCAGTCTCGCCAAGAGATCCGTCGGGTCGCGCGCAAGTACGGTACGGGGCCGTACAGGCACGCCATCCGGGTTGTCAATGAGAAGCGCCTGCGGGGGTATTACAAACTCCAGAAGAGGCTCGATCGCATAGACCTTCTCAGGGAGAGAGCTCATGCTTTCCGGCCTCTTTTGGAGCGCGAGATACTCAACGCTCTGAGGGGTCAGGGCCTAGATTAGGTCCTAGCCAATGGC